GCCCCATCCGATCCTCGCATTCTCTGGGGTGTTGGGCAGATTGAGTTGTTGAATCACACCGGCTTTCAGCTTTTCTGGATCTGTGTGTAATATTTCACCGGTGAGGTTACATATGACACACGATATAGTCTTTCCATTCGAGAGTACTTTTGGTATGATGTCCCATTCCGTATGAGATGATGCCAACTTCTCGATTGGTTCTTCATAATCTAACAAAACATTTATGGCACCGTACGTACTCTCTCGTACCTTTTTATCCGCGTCGGGTCCCCAATTATCTCCCAAAAAGTCGAGAGCCGGGCTATTGTCTAGACACAAAAATAACATTCCATCATCTATGACTTTACCATCTGAAAATGTAGCCTTATACGCATCCTCTTCATACTCGACATTCTCGAGTGTGATGTTGAATGTAAAGTGGCCACCCGCGTTCAGCACAGCCTCTTCCATGGCGTCACACATCACTTTACCCGAAACCCTCTGGGTAAACGGTGTCGATGTCAATACATGATCTGGATTTTTAACAAACTCATACGCAGACATGACATCCCAAGTGACACCATCCATGACCTGTGTCACCCACTCTATCATTCTACCACCCTTCTCACTCATGGGACCCAGAGCGTCTTTTAGTGACATTCTCTTGTACACATCCGGTCGTGTGAACACCCGACCCACGAGAGAAGCTAGTGTACCATAATCTTTCAATGTGAATGCCTTGTAATAATTGATACCTTCATCCTTTTGAAAGATTACATTCCAATCTATACCCATTTCCTGAAAAATGGAACGAGTGTTTATGAAGGCACGGTCAAAAACAACCCTATGTGAATGCATGTCTCTCTCCTCGATAGATGGCTCCCACCAGGAGCCACCGGCTGACATTTTTCGATCGTAAATGTGTACTTCATGTTCTGTCGATTTCAAAATTTCCCAAGCGAGTGATAATCCAGTCGGACCGGCACCGACGATATGAACCTTCATTCTACTTTTAGGTGATAAAATTAAATAAACCCATATTTTTCACGCTCTTCTGGAGTTTTAAATAGGTACATGATACCTAGGAATATAAAGGTTGATAACAACGCATACTCGATGTCACGAGTAGCCGTGAAGGCTATGAGAAGTAGTGACATGAAACGAAATAGTTTATTATCGAAGAGTACCTTGAGATTATTTGGAATTTCAATCGCATTACCGGAAAATAATCCCTGGTAGACCACGATGAGACTGAAAATGACTGGTTGCTGTTTTATAAAAGTTTCGAGTGGACCCGTCACTGGTTTAAATGCATTCTTAACGAGAGACATGTTTTATAATTTAAAAGAATAAAAAAAACTTTATAAAAAGTAGGATGTTATGTGTTTCACATCAAGTACCAGTCCATCGTAAAATAAAAACATGGAAATTCGCTGGTACATTCTTGTGGAAAAACGCGACTGTAAAAGATAAATCTAATCTCGGTCGCTGGACGAGGGATCAACTTCTCGAACTCGGTCCAACATTTGTAAAATTAGGTCAAATCGCTTCGACGAGAGGAGATCTCTACCCACCTGAATTTACAAAAGAGTTGGAATCTCTACAAGACGACGTCCCTCCCGTGGAAATCGACTCCACCATGTATCAAGATGTATTTAAAATGCTCGACCCCGTGCCATTCAAATCTGCGAGTATTGGACAGGTACACATGGCTGTACTTCACACGGGTCAAAAGGTGGTGGTGAAGTTGAAGCGACCCGGGATACTGGAGGTGATGGAAGAGGATACGAACACCATAAGAGACATTGTTCAGTTTCTGGAGCGCGTGGGTATCGATACTGGGAATGGAACTGGGAGTGTACTCGATGAGTCGATAGAATATCTCTTGGGTGAGGCGGATTATGAAAAGGAAATACAGAATGCGGTGGCTTTCAGAAAAAGTATGTCAGATGTAGAATGGGTCAAGATACCCAGAGTGTATAAAAAGTATTCAAATCAAGACATGATAGTCATGGAATATGTACCATCAACTAAACTCACGGAAATCACAAACCCAAAAGTGAATAAAAAAAGTATCTGTAAAGCACTTATCAATTCATATGTCATTCAGACTATGGATAACGGTCTTTTCCACGCTGACCCCCACCCGGGTAACTTGGGATTTTCGTCGAGGGGTAAACTTGTATTTTACGATTTTGGACTACTCATTCCTCTCTCTGAAGAATTGAGAGATGGATTTAAGGAACTCTTTGGATACATCATCACGAGGGATACGACTGGTATCGTGAATGTACTCATAAAATTGGGTGTCATAGTACCGACCACATCGGATATTTCAGATATCGAATTATTTTTTGAAACTATATTAGGCTACCTCGAAACCCTAGATGGTTCTGGTATCATGAATGATGAACTCGCTGTACAATTAGCCATAGAGAAACCATTCATGGTACCCACGAGCTTCGTATATCTCGCCAAGGCATTCTCCACCATAGAGGGTATATGTGTACAGTTAGATCCAGACTTTGACTATTTTACATATCTCGAACCCATGATTCAACAACAATTCATAGAAGCTTTCAATGTCAACGATGTGCTACTCAGAACGACAGAGATACCTCTGAAGATTGGAAAGATCAGTACGACTGTTCTGGGTTTGGAAAAATCCAGAGCATCCATGAAACGAACGATAGTCAAAACTAGACAGGATATACAGGTGGTACAATACAGTGTTTTGTGTACGCTATTAGCCGAACAATTTGGAGATACACCACTCGCGATATTTTTTGTCATGTGTGCACTGTGGTTTACTTTTCGTAAAAGTCAATAGAAGTCTTTTTAGATGGTGTACGCTGTTTTTTGGGTGTGAGTACCTTTTTGTGCTCTTCAAAAATATCCTTCGCGCGGTTGGTCTCTTCCTTGGCTATATCAGACAGTCGATCCACGATTCGGTCGATGTCACCCTTACGCTGCTTCTGCATCTTTTTACCGAATTTCTTAAAGTTGGGAGTCGTGATTGAAAAAATATTGAGAGCTAACATCTTAATTTTGTATTGTATCGATATTTATTTTTAAGCGTTTCACCTTTTCTTGAAATTCTCTGCGTTCACCTGGTGATTCAATCTCGGTACCGTTGGCTATAGCCTCCACCTCCGGTCCTGTGAGGTGCATGGCATTCACACGGAAATCCATGAAGGCCTCCATCGTGAGGGGTACGAGAGGTTGTACGAGTTCATAAATGGCTGTCGCATAATCCCGAATCTCCTTCTGGGCGTGGTGATCCATTCGCAGATGAAGAAAATGCATGAGATTATGAAGATCCATCTTCCACACGAATGAAGTGTATGTCGATTGGGGTAAAACCCCACGCGCTTGTTCCCGGCATACACCCTTTTCTAATAGTTTCTGATAGACACTGAATGCGTTTTTATACTGTTGAGACACGATATCTGTGAGTTCTTCACCCACATCGACGATACCCTCGGAACCCTGGTGATTCACCTCCGATTGCCCTCGGAACTCGGTGGGTTCGTAATACTCTTCATCCACTATGGAGTATCTAGCACTCATTTCATTCACCGAAGCTGTGCGATGTCTCAACCACTGTCGAGCGATGTAAATTGGAGCCTTGATTCTAAATTTAAACGATACGAGTTCGAATGGACTCGTGTGTGCATGTCTGAGAAGATATCGTATGAGACCCTTGTCCCCCCTCGTGGTTTTTGTACCCGTCTGGTATGATACCCTCGCACCATCGACGATAGCCTTGTCGAGATTTTCCGTGGGCATGTGCTCCACCAACTCTACGAAACCATGGTCGAGTACTTGTTTCCTCATGATATGAATGTAGCCCGCTAAATCTTTAAATTAAAGATGTCACGCGTATCATAATGAATATGTACGCGGCTATAGTAACCGGTGCCACAGGGCAGGATGGTTCGTACCTATGTGAGTTACTCCGTGATAAAGGATACGATATAAAATGTTTAGTGAGGGATCGGAGTCGCACACCCGTATGCGGTACTGTATACGAAGGTGATGTCACGGATTATACAATCGTGGAACAAATGATACGCGACTGCGATGGGTACGATCGGGTAGAAATTTATAACCTCGCCGCACAGAGTCATGTACACACATCTTTCACACATTCGAATCTGACATTCGAGATAAATACAAAAGGTATATTAAACATTCTAGAGTGTGTTCGAACGAGCCCTTTCCCTGAAAGGTATCGCATTTATCAGGCATCGTCATCCGAGATGTTTGGGAAAGTGGTCGAAACGCCACAGAATGAATCGACACCTTTTTATCCTAGATCAGTTTACGGGGTTTCTAAAGTGGCAGCCCATTGGCTCGTGAAGAATTACAGAGAATCGTATGGTTTATACGCGTGTTCTGGTATTTTATACAACCACGAAAGTCCAAGAAGACGCGGAAACTTTGTGACTAAAAAGATTGTGGATGGAGTCAAAAGAATCGTACACGGTGGTGACACGCGATGTTTAGAACTTGGAAATTTACACGCAAAAAGGGATTGGGGACACGCGAAAGATTATGTACAAGCCATGTGGCTCACGCTACAACAAGATAAACCGGATGAATACGTGGTGGCCACGGGGGTGACCCATACCGTGAGAGATTTAGTCAGTATGTGTTTCGCAGAGGTAGACAAGACGATCGTTTGGGATGGGGATCTGGGTTACATGGATGGGGGGTTGGTAGTCAAGGTGTCACCCGAATTTTATCGTCCATGCGAGGTGGATGCCGTGGTGGGCGACGCATCGAAGATTAAGGGGATCGGGTGGGTCCAAGAGTATACGATACACGATGTCGTCAAGGAGATGATGTCGAACCCTTAATATCCTTAGAGAGTTCATCTATGCTCGAATAGTACCTTTTGAGATCTTTCATGAATCGTTTATTATTTTCTAAACATTCGCATTCTGGTTTATTGAGATAAATCCAAGCTAAATTGGATTTTGAATACTTGGTCGCTTTTTGATTTTCATTGGGGCGTCTAGGTACCACGAGGGATGATGTTTTCTTCTTTTCTGGTGCGGGTATTCGTTTAACAAACGAGAGTGCCTGCATGACGGTATCAGCCAAATCATCCTTCTTTTTTGATTTTAGAAATGTATCGAGCCAGTGGACATTCACCTGATTTTCTCGAATGAATGTTTCACAACGCTCTATGGAAACCTTCTTTCTCTTGTTGTACTGCGTCTTACCCGGACCAACCACGTCTGGTATTTTGTGTTTCGCATCGTACAAAATAGTCTCCGCCTCTGGACATTTAATGATGAAGTACGCGTGTAAAAAGTGCATGACTGAAACCATCTTCTTGTTTCGTTCGGGTTGCTTTTCTATGAGAATCGTCTTACCCGTGAGTACCCAAGGTCTCGCGTCGAGATGATTTCTGAGGCTAACGTAGACACCATCTTTATGTTCCGGGGGTACACCAGACACGTCCCATTCCCTCACGAGGTTTCCATTTTCTTCATCCAAGAGGCACATGGCTAAATTCTTTATACCTACATCTATACTCAATATCATTTATATAAAGAGTTATATTTTCTTTATACTGCGAATTGCATGATGATCAACATGAACATCATCATAGATGAAGCACTCGATGCAAAGCTAATCATAGATGAATCTACCCCGGGTATGTCCGGTAAAAAATCATTGAAGGTTCGTCTCAGTTTATCGAAGAGACCCCTCGCCGTACTAGAACCTGGTAAATCAACTTCCGTCTCCTTTTCACACTTTTCATCACAAAACTTTTCACAGTCTTTTATGTTTTTTTTACAATACGGTTGATTTTTGATGGGTTCTAGATTATTTTCCTTGAGTGTTTCGACCGTACTATACTTGAGTTTGCTCTTATCGAGGGTACCCGAATCGTACTCGTCCCAATTGTGTGGGAGGCACCCCGCCATACAATTTTTATAGTCTTCTTCGGCATCTTCAAACTTCTTATCTATCCATTTTAAAAGTGCCAAACCACCGATTATCGTAGCACCGGTCCTCACGGCACTCCAAAATCCACTCGATCCATATTTAAAAGTTTTTGTGGTGCCATCGGGAAGACGTACATCTACATCCTTACCTGATGGTTTGGGTGAAATACCATGTTTGGTCTTCACATCATCCGGAAGTTTTTTAAGAAATTTAGATCTCGCAGCATCTGTCATGTCACCCACCATATTATCAAATGTTCTCGTATTCATTTGTTTGAATACCTTACTAAATCGACCCGGATCTCCTAACGCCATAGATAACATATTTTCTGGCTTCATAGTTTTCATACTAGATAATGGTGATGATGATGATGGTAAATTATTAAATATATTAGCAAACTTATTAGTATATTTAGTAGTATTAACACCTACTCTGAAAAATGATGATAATCCTCCTTTAGCCATTATTTTATTTTATATTGAGATTTTAATTGTAAAAGTTTTTTATGTACTGGTGAACCTGTAATTATATATTCATAACCATACGAATCTTTTGCAACATATCGAGGATCGAGTGTATCGGTAATGTAACCAAAATCCTTTCCATACAATCCGTATAAAGTACGAGCGGTATCGTTCCATTCCCAAGTGTAAAAATCTTTGTATGATTTTATATTCTTTTTAAGTCGTCTATCAGACAATAAACCTATAAAGGCATTCCAACTGTCATTTGCTCTACGACTTACTGAATCTTTATTAAAATTGTCGTTTAAAAATTTTCCCGCCGCCTTTGGTGCAGTTTTCGTTACAAATTTTCCCACCGCCTTTG